TTTTGAGGTGAATATAACATGGTCAAACTTGAAGAATTAAGCCCTGATGAAATGGACGAATATTCTAACAAAGTTAAAGAGTTAGCACAGAAACAAAGAGAAGTGGAAGAAATAGTCGGAAAGTCTTTTACTCATGTTATGTCTGATTATGAAGCCATTACAAACCTTTCTAAAAATCTTAACATCAACGCTACCGAAGCAAGAAAACAACTTCAAACATTCCCATCTGAATATACCGTTGATGGGCAGACTATTCCCGACCTCATCAAAAAGATGAGAAAAGCACGACGACAATTAAAAGGAGAACATAGAGTCAAGATGGCAAAAGCAATTGATACTGTTATTGATGGCTACTCCGACCATATTTCTAAGTGTATTGATTCTATCTATTGGATTACACCATATAAGGTTCCTCTTCTTAAAATGCGTTTTAATGAAAAAGACCTACAAAAGTTGAACAAGATTGATGATGTTCCTACAAGAAGACAGGTTGTTGATTCACTTTGTAAGATGTGGGAAGCGACATTAAATCAAGATGGCATGGCTTTCTCATCAGACTTTGCCAAATTAGAAAAGGATATTCGTTCTGCAAGAAAAGATTTTAGAGGAGTTATTAAATCAATTACAGACCAGTCTCTAAACAAATCGACAAAAGAAAAGACATATGACTTTATTTTTGAAACTATTTGCGAAAATCCAGGAATAGGAGTAAATAAAATTTATGATAAAATGCCCTCAACATTACACAAACATTGTTCAACGAGAATCATCAAAGGAATGATTAAGAAAATGAATGTCGGTGAAGTAGAGGGTAGCCACTACAAATTACCAGATATGCTTAAGAAAAACATTTGGGCCTATACTGCTGCTTTTATTGATTCGGATGGATATATTACAATGGATAGGAGCCATAACCCAAGGGTCGGCTTAGTCGCAACAGGGGATAGGGGAAGAGTATTCATGGAAGAAATTCATAAAGATATTGGTTTCGGAAAACTACATCTAAACCAAAAGTCTCCGCAAGATACTCGGCCTGTTAATCGTTTGAATTTTTATTCTCAAGATGATGTGCATAATCTCTTAACTAAGTGTTTGCCACACCTTAGAATGAAGAAAGGGAATGCTGAATTGCTTCTTGAATTGGTGAGGATGAAGAAGGGCTTCAAGAAAGAAGCGTGGTATAAAGAACGCTGTGATGAAATCTTCAAACTGATGAAGTGGGAGAACCATAAAGACCATGTTGGTTTTGATTTCGCTAAAGAGGGAATTTACTTGGACAATATTCAAAAATACAAAGAAAATTGTAAAATGTCTGTGATGGATTCTATGGAACAAATCGGAGGGATGCAAAATGTGGTTTAATATTTTAAAAATGAATACTATTGAAGAAGTAGCCTATTCTATTATATATCATTATGCAGATAAACACAATACTGAAAGATTGATTAGCATTTACGAAGACTTGAAAGGAATGCGCGAAGGGGGCGAAAAGCGCAAAAGAATGGCAGAAGAAGCATGGAAAACTATCTCTGAAGATGCTAATAAGAAAAAGGATGCGGCCCCAAAACCAAAAATAAAAGGCGAGCCTAAAAAAATCATTAGTGATTGGCTTCTTTCTCAGGGCTATAAATCTAAAACTATTGCTGATAAATTGACAGAAGATATGCAATTTTCTTTTGGGGAAGAGCCGTTAAAGGTTGAATTTGAGGAAATAGAAGATACTATTGATACTGCGATTAGTACTTTTAAGCGAAAGTATGAAAGATATACTAAAAATCTAACAAAGGATTCAGTAATTTCTTTCGATGAACAAATAAGAAGGCGAAAAGAAGAGCAAAAAAGAAAAAAACAAATGAGAGGAAAGACATATATTAGGAGAAAAGGACAAGGAAAAAAGCCTAAACAGTCCTCTCAAAAGAAAACTCGTAGTCAAAGACAAGCCTCGGCACAAAAAGATAGGGATAAACAAACCCAAAAGGACAGAGACTACAGAGAAGAAGAACAAAGAAAATTACGGGATGAAAGGAGAGGATTATAGTGCCTCGCCAACACTACGATATTTTTAAACATAAAGTGAGAACAAAACTGCCTAAAAAAATTAGGTATGCTACTGTTTGTAAAAGATGTAAAAAAGAAGCGATTAACAATAGGTGCTTTACTTGTAAAATTGATGAAGCGATGTTATGGACTAAGCCATACTGAATCCAATAGGCACATTGATAAGAGAGATAATACTTCAAACGAATAGGGGGCGTAAGCATGGTTGAACAAAAGCGAAGATTCTCCTTTACTAACTTATTTCGTCGTTCAACACCTAAACCTGCCGATAGACAGATTTACAACATGGGTATTCAAGAAAGACAGAATAACTACATGATGACAGCACCAATTATTTATTCAATGGTGCAACAATCTGTTATTGTGAGAACCTGCATTACTCAACTAAAACAGGAAATTTTTAGAAGGGGCTATGAATGGGAAAAAGCATTTGAAGCACATTGTAATAAGTGTGGAAAAAAACATCGAATGGCTGTTTTAAAATGCAACAGATGTGGCTCTGAGGATTTGAGAGTCCCTGATGAAAAACAACTGCAATATGCAGAAAAATTCTTAGAAGGATATGTAAATCCATCCGAGCAGTTATTTATTGATGTTATGAAGGAATTGGAAGATGACTTGAATACAATGGATGATGCGTATATTGTTTTCGTTAAAGAATATTTCTTAGATGGAAACGGTAAAATCAGAATGCATCGAATTAAAGAAATTTATCGTGGCGACCCAGTGACAATGTTTATTTATGCAGATGAAAATGGAGTAAAGGGAACAAAAGGTTTTACATGCGTTAATCACCGTGATTTTATTTCAGCAGAACCCCATGAAAATTGTGAACGGTGTGGAAGTAAAACATTCCCTGTTCACTATGTCAATCGTGCCAACGGAGAAGAACAATATTTCATTGAAGGAGAAGTTTTGCACTTTAGCAAATACAGCCCCTCTCGTTTGTATGGTTTTTCACCAGTTATTACACTATACAATCACATTATGACTCTGATTGCTATGGAAAACTATGTTAATTCTTCTTACACTAAGAGCAGAATGCCAAGAGGATTACTTGCTGTGCAGACAAGAAACATGGATTCAATGAGAGCCTTTTGGCGTTCTGTCAAAGAAAAAATGGAGAAAGACCCACATTTTATTCCTGTTATGGGAATTGAAGCAGAAGGTGGTAAAGGCTCTGTGGAATGGATTAAATTTATGGATAGCCTAAAGGAAATGGATTATGTTTCTGTTAAGGATGATTTAAGAGATAGAATTTCTGCTTTCTATGGTGTAAGCAAAGTATTCATGGCAGACAATACTACCAGTGGCGGTTTAAATAATGAAGGTATGCAGATTTTGGTCACGAACAGAGCCGTTCAAATGGCACAAAATGTCTATAATAACTATGTATTTCCGTTCTTGACAAAGCAATTCGGTATTACAGATTGGAACTTAAAACTACCCCCAAGTGAAGAAGAGGATGAAATCGCTGTTCTTCGTAAGCGTGAAATTGAAGTTAATATTGCGGCTTCAATTAAAAATTTAGGATTTGAAATTGATATGGACGAAGATGGACAATTTACTTATTCAAAACCTGAACCTGAAAGTTCAGAACAAGAACCTCAACAAGAAGGACAGGTTGAGAAAGACCCCTACGCAGGAACAAATATTGATGCTTCCCAATTAGGGCAAATGCAAGAACAGGCTTTACAGGGGCAACAATCTACACCCCAAGAGAACCCACCCGCCACAAGAAATAAACCCTCAATGAGCGTAGGGCCGGATAAGCGAATGACGGGATTACCTGAAGATGCTGGAAATCAAAATGTAGATAGAAGAAGTGAAAGGAGAGTAGGATGAAATGCCAGATTATGAAAGTTTTGAAAATACCGAAAAGGTACTTGTCACTGGTGGTGCAGCATTAGGGGCATTAGCAGGACTGTTTGCACCTGCATTCTTCTCAATTAAAGGGTTAGAATTTATTCAAAACAAAATCACAGATAGGCAAAACAAAAAGAAAATTGTTGAGATGGTTATGAAAAATCCATCAGTAGCGCAAGATTTTCAAGAATTGGTTAAAAAATATAAAGAGGGTTCATTAACTATGTCTCAAGGAGAAAGGCAAAAATATCTAGTTCAACTTATTGAAAAGATAGGAATTGATAAACTTAAAAAAGTCGCTGAGGAAGAGATGAAAAAGGTTCCTGAAATGATTGACTTACCCCCTGTTAAAAAAAGTGAATGGTTTTATTTATTAAAAAGTGAAAGGTGATAATATGACAGAAGACACGAAACAAAAAGAAATCCGCTTGAAGAAAGAATTAGCAAAGGTTAGAGCGCAGAATGCAGATGATATGAGAAAGACTACAAAGAACCGAGATTTCTCGGTTGGCGGTCTTCCTCCCGATACCACGCATAAGGCGACCCTTGCATCAAATGATGTTCCCGATGTTATTCTTCCTCCACAGCGAAGAAGAGGAAAGAAAGAAAATATTCCCTTTTGAGGTCATTTTATGTGGCAAGCGATTATTGCGAAGCAAGAAGATAATTTATATTATCTCTTGAAGTTTTTCGCTGAATCGTTAGATGATGATATTTTGAAAGAAGAGAAGAAGGATTTGGATGCTAACTTGATGTTAGCGGCCATGAATAGAGCAAAAAGAAAAGTCATAGAAGAAGATATTCCTAAAGAACTTAAAGAAATTAAAGATGCCATAACAGCAGAAAACAAAGACCTGATGGCAAAATTAGGCGATGCTCAAAAACCAAAAAAACCTTCAGCAAGTTATACAAAAGGACTATCTGCTAAGCAAAAGGAAATAAATGAAATTGAATCACAAATTAGGTCAATGCGTTCAAAACAAAAAGAAGCAAAAGGAAATCAAGCAAAGCAAATTAAAGAGCAACTTAAAAGCCTTGAAGAAAAGTCCAAAAAAGAAAGAGAAGAATACAGTAAAATGGTTTCTTCCTATACTAGAAAAATTACAGAAGAATCAAAAAAGATTGCAGATAAATTAGAAGACAATAAAAACACTTTAAAGGAAATTAATGAAAAGATTAAGGAGAGTAAAAAACTCGCAAGTCAAGAAGAATTTGATAATGTTCTTCTTGCCTACATCAAACAACCTAGCAAAGAAAACCTACAACGGTATTTAGACATTATTCAAGACTCTGCGGCAATTGCCAGATATGTTATTTCTTTTGAAAAGGGTAAAACCTTTGGAAGAGGAATGCAAGTAAAAAGAATAGATGAAGAAGATTTAGGATATAAGGCAGTAGAGTATTCCGAAAAACTTAAAGAAGTATTTGATGCTCAGTTAAGAAGTTTAGGCTTAGGTACTTTAAAGCCTGAAGAAGTGTTAAGTCGCATTAAAGCAAGAAAAGAAGTTGAGACTATCAATAAACCACTTAACCAAGTAGAGTTGGTTTCTACACTTTTTAATGATAAAGACATGAAAGAACTCAAGAGACTAATTGCTGATAGTAAAGAAATTTTAGACGCTAATACCCAAGAAAGAAATTTAAAAACTAACATTGAATTGCCCTACCCTAAAGGTAGTGAACCTAAAGAACACTTTAAAACTGTTTTAAATTCAAGGGAAGGTAAAAAGTTATCCGCTACTAGAATTATTCACGATGCCCATAGAGGAGCAGTTTATAGAATTTACGAATTGTTAAAGAAAATAT